GCTATATTCATGAAGAAGACTAAAGGAGAATACAATGCCTCTTAAGAAAGGTTATAGTGGTAAAACCATTGGACGCAACATTAGTTATGAAATGAAAAAGCATCCTGGTATGAGCCAAAAACAAGCAGTTGCAATAGCACTTTCAGTTGCTCGTAAGGCAGCACCAAAAAGTCAAAAAGCAAGATTCACACCTAAGAAGAAAGGATAAAATCATGCCAGGAAAAAAGAAGAATAAAAAACCAGCTAAGAAATACTGATTTCACTGTTATTAATAAATAACTTGCAAGGATCATACAGATCCCGTAAGTTTTATTCACTTCGAAAAGGAAGGTAACAGTACGATGTCTGATAATACATTGGCAAATGACGACACTGGGTCGTCTGATAAACAAGACCAGGCACAGAGAACATACTCAGAAGCGGAAGTAAACGACATGATGGCCAGAATGAAATCTAGTCTCACAAAACGTTTATCAAAGCAATGGGAAGATCTAGGCGATCCAGAAGAACTCAGAAACATCAAACAGGATTACGAACGGCGTAAGACTGAGGAAGCTAAAAAGCGTGGTGAGTTTGATAAAATCATACAACAACTAGCAGAGACCAAGGACGCCGAAATACGCAAAAGGGATGAGATCATTAGAAGTTATACCATTGACCTACCACTAGTGGATACTGCTGCACAGTTAGGTGCTGTCAATCCTAGTCAGGTCAAACAGTTGCTTAAACCCTACGTGCGAATGAATGACTCAGGTGAAGTAGAAGTTCTGGACGATAAAGGTTCAGTGCGCTACTCAGATCGTGGAACACCTTTCGGAGTGAAAGATTTAGTCAACGAGTTTCTGGAATCAAACCTGCATTTTCGTGCCGCTGGTCCCGCAACATCAAATGGTCGTAGCAATATTGGTCAAGTTCCTGAAAAACTAGACCCCTCTAAGTTCAATATGAAGGATGCCAAACAGCGTCAACTTTATAGAGAAATGCGTGGGAAATAATATAACTATAAAGGAATAAAAAAAATGGCTAATACTGCTTTAATTAATGATCAGTTTTATGCAAACTTTGTAACGGACGCTGAGTTTGCCGCATATGAAACATCCGTAAGTCGTCAACTATGCAGACTCTTCCAGATTCCCATGAATGCTGGTAAGATTGCTCAAGTGCCTATTTGGGGTCAGGGCAGTGCTCAGTTGATCACCAATGAAGGTGCTGCTACTGCGCGTGACACCACATCCAGTGAAGCACTTATCACACTAAAAGAACATGTCTACTACAGTCAAGTGACCGACATGCTTCGTGACAGCGCATATGGTGATGTAATGGCACAGTTGGCAGAAGTCAGTGGTCGCGCTATCGGTGAAAGTCTTGATACCATGGCATTTGGTGAGTTTTCTAACTTCTCCAGTGACATTGGTTCTACAACCACAGAACTAACCACAGAACTTGTTCTAAAGGCTGCTGCAACACTAAGAACAGCTAAGGTAATGGGACCATATTACGCAGTTGTTCATCCTAATGCTGCTTTCTACATGAAGAAAACTCTAACACAGGTTCTTCCATATAGTGCTGCAATAGGATTGGCAAATCCAAGTAATGTTGGTAACCAAGTTATGGTTTCAGGTGTTATTGGTAGTATCGGTGGTGTAACAGTTATTGAAAGTCCTCTAGTTGCTGCTGTAACTACTGGTGGTGCTACTGCCTATCGTTGCGCTGTATTTGCTCCTAGTGGTCTTGGTATCGCTGAGCGTGGTGGTCTAAGTCTAACTCAGTTATACTTACCACAGAGTCGTGCAACCGATATGAGTGTCGTAGCTGTTGCTGGTGCAGGTGTTCTACAGAGCACACACGGCGTAGCAATGACAGCAGAAGGAACACTGTAATAGTATAAGTGAGGAGACAGGCAATGGCTTTTATTTTAGGTCCAGGTAATCAAGTAGTTTCGTTTTGTGAATATTCAGATGTCACCGATCGTGATACAAGATTATTTGAAGCAAATGAAGTCATTGCTGATTCTGGTTTAGTTGACAACGAAGATGGTTATGGTGACAGAGCTACTGAAAAGATTCTTTATGAAATAAAGGACACTACTTGGTGGCAAAGTTATTTTCTCGTTAAAGATGGGGGTGCTACAGATGTTAGCACATTGAGCACAATCGATGTTCCTGTTCCAAACGCTACAAAGTTTATAGCACGGCAACAAGATTGGACCGACTTATGTGTCTACAAAGTTTTATATGAATACCTACTACCAAAAGTAGCAGATTTTTCAAATCAAGACAATGCAGAATACAAGAAGTTGGGCTTTTATCGTGAAAAATATCAGAGTCTATTTCGCCAACTCATAGACGCAGGTGATTGGTATGATTTTGATGGTAGTGGTGCAATCACTAACACTGAGAAAATGCCAACTAGAACTAATATCGTAAGAGTAAGATAATGAGAACTGGACTGATTGCAGCCATACAGACAGCAACAAGCACTTTAACGCAGTTTACTGTATCAAGTGAGTTGCCATGGCTACAAAATGCACAGCCTCTATATCTGAAAAATATGAAAAAGATCTATGTTGGTGCTACTGAACAGGAAGAATCAGTTTTGATTATGACTCTTGATGATGGTGACATCGACCAAAATGTTATAACAACACGCGCCTATGTTGCAGTGGATGCTAAAAATCCTCCTAGTCAACTAAATCAACTTATCACAAATATTCTTACATGTAAGAGTCAAACAGGCGTAGTCAGTTTCGATCAAGAAAGTGATTACACTGTTGAGCAAGACGAAGATCGTTTAATCTATACTTTCGAGTTTAGACTAACGGCAACTACTTAAAGGACAAATAATATGGCTTATATAAATGTAAGTGCTCCTACAAGTCAGGCTACTCTACAGATTTCTACTGCTACTATTTCTACAACTAGCAGTGGTTATATCGTGCCTGCCTTACAGGATATCACAATCAACAACGCAGTAGGAACTTTCCAATGGACTCAACTTGACGAGTTCAGTAATAAGACAGTTCCAACACCTGCAAACAATAGTATTGCTGGAAACTTTGTAGTAGATTCGACAACATTCTTCACTGGAAGTGGTGGTGTTGCAGGTCTATTTGATCTTTCTAATGATGCTACACTGGTTTATTTCCGTGTCTACTTCAATGGTCGCCTAACAGGTGCCAAATATGTAAGTGGTCAAGGTTATATAACTAACCTTGCTCCAACTGTTAATCCAACAGCACCAGTATGGGTTTCACCTATAACTATTGCTGTAGATGGTGACATTTCAGCTGGAACAGTCTAAGTTTTATTAGACAACTAAAAAGGGGCTCGCACAGAGCCCTTTTTTTTCAAGTTTACTAAATAAGAGAAGATATATGGATTTTGAACGATTTTCAGAGAGCGATCTCTTTCAAAGTTTAGAAGCTGAATGTGCTAAATCACTCGGTGAGATTAGATGTGCAAGAGGTGATCTAGATAAAGTTGAAAGTAGATTGCGATTTATATTATCAGTTATACATTCAATAAAAGATAGAAAGGTAAAAAGATATGAAGTTAACACAACTAGCAGCAAAACCCCAACTAATACGAATAGAACTTAACGACACTGACACAGTTGCAGAGTTCGGCGAACCTATTGAGTTTTGGATTTGGGATCGTCAACCAATGAAAAAGTTTATAAAACTTGTAAACATTGGTGAAGAAAACTATGATGAAATGATTACATTAGTTGAAAAACTAGTGTTAGATGAAAATGGATTTCAGTTTTTGAATGAAGAAAACTTATTACCAACGCGTGTAATGAGCAAAGTAGTTCAAGCTGTCATTGAAAAACTGGGAAAATAAATGGGGAGACCATAGATCCCGAAAATGTCGAAATAGGGTTAATATGTATGTTAGATAGGATGGGTCAACGCTATGGTATGTTACCCAGTCAAATAATAAAAAAAGCATCAACATTCGATATGGTAGTAATGGATATAAGTTTATCTGTCGAACATCATAATCGTGAAAAACAAAAACCAGGTTATATTCCAGAAGTTTCAACAGAAGACTTATTACTTATTAAGGAGCAATCAATATGAAGATTACCGTAGTTAGAGACCAGATTACTCCTGATTTACAAGAGTTAACACGAGACTTACAAAGAGTTCCAGAAGATGCTTTCAAAATATTTCGCAGTCATACTCCTATTCGATCTGGTGCAGCTCGCCGAAATACAACTTTAAAAGGATCTACAATTGATGCAAACTATGCATATGCAACTGCACTCGATGGTGGATCAAGTAATCAGGCACCTGATGGTATGACTAAACCTACACTAGATTTAGTAAGAAGACGACTAGATCGCCTATTTAAGGGAAGATAATATGGCTAGTACTACATATCGTATTAATCTTGATGCATCACAGGCAATATCTGCATTAAATGGTCTTAAAGCTGCCCTAGGTGGTGTAACTGCTGCTCTTGGTGTAAGAACTTTTATAAACTTTGCAGATGATATAACAAATCTGCGTAATAAACTTCTTACACTAACACCAAGTTTAGATGTTGTTAATAAACAGTTCACTGCACTTGCTGCTATAGCTATAAATGCTAGAACACCTCTAGAAGCAACTGCTGATTTGTTCTTCAGAATACAACGTTCTGCTAAAGCATTAGGTATAAGCCAACGTGAAGCTGCACAGATAACTGAATCAGTTGCTAAAGCATTAACTGCAAGTGGACAAAGTGCAAGTGAAGCTAGTGGTCCATTATTGCAACTTGGGCAAGCACTTCAAAGTGGTTCATTCCAAGGTGATGAACTACGATCAATATTAGAAGGATTACCTCAAGTAGCACAGGCACTAGCGCAAGAACTAAATGTTCCGGTAGGTGCTCTTAAAAAACTAGGATCAGAAGGACAAATATCAGCTGATGTTTTTGTTCGTGCTATGCGTCGTGCAAAAGATAGTATTGATGAGGCCTTTGGTAGAACTACACCTTCTATAACACAAAGTTTAGAACAATTAAAAACTGTAACTAAGTTAGCATTCGACGAGTTTGAGAAAAATACAAAAACTGGACGTAGTCTAGGTCAGATGATAGAATATATAACGGTTGCTGTTTATAATAGTATAAAATCTATCGATGACTTTATTGATCGTTGGGGTTCAACCATTGTTACAATAGGTAAAGTTATTTTAGCATTTACAGCATTTAAGTTTATAGCAAGTTTAGTAGCAGGAATAACTTCAGCAATAGGAGCATTTGGAAGTGTTGTTGGGGCAGTAACTGGATCTGTTGTTGCATTTTCGACTAGAATAGGTGCATTAAGTCAATCTTTGGCAGGACCTTTTGCAAAAATACTTGAATGGTTAGTAGGAAAGTTTGCTAGTTTAACCGGAAGTGTTGGTCATTTTATTAGCATATTATCTGGAGGGGTTGCTGCAATATACGCTTGGTTAAAACTTGGCGAAGTTGGTGATATAATCGATGACTTGAAAGATTCAACCAGCAGTGCTTCTAAAGAAATAGAAGATTTTAAGAATCAACAAAAAGGCGCAGTTGAAGGATTAGATGATGCGGCGAGTGCAAGTGAAAACGCTGCAGCACAAGCTAAAGAACTAGCCAAACAATATGCAAAACTAAAACAGGCAGCAGAGTTTGAGCTTGATAATCTTAATAGATCTCTAGCACAAGAAAGAGATAGATTAGCACTTGAAAATAAGTTTACACAACTTAGAACTGAAGGTGTAGGTAATACGCAGGATCAACTTGCAGTAGATCAAGCACGACAACGCGTCGCACAAGATATGTATAATGCGCAAATGCGTATTAATCAGGAAATACAAAAACTAAATCTTGAATATAGCCAACTTGCTGTCAAAGATAGTGTTCGTGGTCGAGAAATACGTAATCAAGTCAGTGTATTACAATATCAACGTGAAGAAAACAAAAAGATTTATAGTGATCATGAAGAAGGAATGGCAAAACTTATTCAAGATCAACTAAATCTAAAATCGATTGAAGAAGCACGCCGCAAAATACAAGAAGATATTGTTTCAGGAATAGATCGTGAAATACAGAAACAACAAAGTCTTGACGAGATAATAAGAAGTCTTAATCGTGAAATATCAGACACACAGCAACGCCGCCCAGAGTTTGCCACTGTAGGATTTAGTAGTTTAGAAAAACAACTATTAAAAATAGAAGATGATACTAAACGCGCCGCACAACGGGCTGCTGAAGCATTCGCTCAAGGATTTGGTGAAATAACACCAATGAATGAATCGGAGTTTGCTGATGGTCTTGCTGCTTTACAAGCTTCCTATGCAGAGTTATTAATAGTACAACAAGAAGTTGCAAAAGAACAATATAATATACAACGTTCATTCATATATGGATGGAAAGATGCTTTTTCTAAGTTTTCTGAAGATGCAATGGATAAAGCAAAAGAAGCTAAAGGTTATTTTGAAACATTTACACGTGGATTTGAAAATGCTATTGTAAAGTTTGTTCAAACTGGTAAACTTAGTTTCAAAGATTTAATAACAGATATGCTAGTACAGTTTGCACGTATTCAAGCAAATAGAATGATGTTTAACTTTTTAGGTGCAAGTGGATTAGGTTCTATATTTGGTGGTAGTCCAGGAGCAGGAGCATCTATTTTAGGTTTACCAGGTTTTGCAAAAGGTGGCTATTTACCTAGCGGACAAATGGGTGTTGTTGGCGAAAATGGACCAGAGTTCATCACAGGACCAGCTAATATTAGTCCTATGGATAGAATGGGTAAATCTGTTAATGTAACCTATAATATAAACGCGGTAGATGCAGCTAGTTTTAGAAGTCTTGTTGCTAGAGATCCACAATTTATATATTCAGTAACAGAAGCAGGTAGGAGATCACAACCAGGTAGGAGATTAGCATGACATTTCAAGTATTATTCAATTCTGCTCAATCAATAGAAATTGATCGGCGTAAAGTTGTTGGTCAAAGTATAAGTCGAAGCCAAAGAATTAAAAGTGCCGAACGTGTCACAGCGCAACCTTTTGTGCTTACTGTGAAACCTATTGCTGTATTTCCTTATACTACGACTAGAACTATATTTGAGGCAATACAAAACTATGATAGAACTGCTGAATGTGTGGTTAATATTGCCAATACACCTAATCTACATTATTTGACTAGATATCAAGGTGATTTTTCAGTAGCAGAAAGAGCAGCAATGACCATTACTAATTTTACTGGAACCAGTGTAACTATTGCTGTTAATACCTCAACCAGTGGTTATATATTCCGTGGTGGTGATTGGATACAGCCAACAAATAGTCGTTATCCTTATATTGTAACTGAAGATGTAATTAATTTTGGAAGTTTTAAAACATTTCAAGTTCACAGACCATTAATAACCAGTGAAAATACTAATACTAACACCACCATGAAAATTGGCACAGCAACCACTATGGTAGTTGTAGCACAGGAATTTCCAACTTATAGAATTATAAGAAGAGATTGGGCAGAATACACAGGTGATTTTGTCTTTGTTGAGAAAATTATATGATAACCATACCAGCAACCACAGCATCATCAGTTAGACATTGTGTGCTTGTAAAAATAACCATTAACACAAGTACCTATACCTTGGCCAATACCTATGGACCAATTGAATGGGATTCAGTGACTTACACAGGATTAGGACATTTTTTAGGGTTTGCTGAAATACAGGATGACCTACGTGCCACTAATAGTCAACTACAAATGAGTCTAAGTGGAATTCCTAAAGACCCAGGTGAAGCAGGTTTAGGAACTTGGACTAGTTATGTCAGTCTTATTTTGAATACCAATATTAAAGGTAGTAGAGTAGAAATATATAGAGCGTTTTTTAATCAAGGATTAGAATTAGTAGCAGACAATGTCAGTTTAAGATATAGTGGTTATATTTCCAATTATACCATAACTGATTCAACAGACATTAACGCAAGACAGGATACCTATACTTGTGTGGTCAATCTAAGCAGTGTTCAAGCTATCTTAGAAAGAAAGATAACAGGACGTAGAACAAATGCCA